CACAGCAGTCCGGGAGCAAAGGACCGGCAAATGGACAAACATTTTTCTCCCTGACGGGCAAGAGATTGATGTAAGTTTAATGAATGTTGAATTGCATGAAAATGGAATTGAGTTTTTGGATTACTAACGCCTTCGGGCGTTTTTTAGGAGGGGGTGATGCATTGAAAAAGAATACAGTCGCAAAGGAGCTAGCCACACAAGCTACACAGGCAAAAAAGCGGGCATTTTTAGACGCATATGCGGAAACGGGAATCATAAAGCGAGCAGCGGAGATAGCCGGCATTGAGCGCAAATCACATTATCTTTGGCTGGAAAAGGATCCTGAATATGTTGAGGCCTTTAAGTCCGCCGGTGAGCAGGCAGGGGATCGGCTTGAGCAGGAGGCCAGGCGCAGGGCTATTGAGGGAGTCACCGAGCCGGTGTGGTACAGGGGTCAAAAAGTAGGCGAGATACAAAAATATAGTGATACGCTGCTGATTTTTCTTTTGAAAGGCGCGAAGCCCGAAAAATATGCCGAAAAACGCTTTTATGTTGAGCAGACCGGCCCGGGTGGCGGACCTATACAGGTCGATGCGTCACTGTCCCGGGTGCACGCCCTGACTGAGGATGAGCGAAAAAAGGCGCTAGATGAGTTGCGCCGGCTTGATGCTGAGGCGCAAAAGGGCTGAGGTACCCGTGAACCTGTATTTGATTTTTCAGAAGCACTTCGACGAGGTCATGCCGGCCTGGGTAGTAGAGAGGTACCGTGAACAGCATGGGAAGAAAACCAACTGAATACACTGACACCGAAAACCTATACCTGCGCATTGTGGCGGAGCTGGATACCTGCGCCGCAGACTGCGCATCATTTATACAGCGTTGGGTACGCATCGAAAACAAGGACGAGGCGGGGACAGAGGCTGGCGTAGCCATTCGTTTTAACCTTTGGCCGCTACAGCTTCAGGCGCTGGACTCTATCCTTGCAAACCGGCTCAACATAATCCTGAAAGCACGTCAGTTGGGCGTCACCTGGCTTGTGCTGGCCTACGCTGTATGGCGGATGGTATTTACCTCTGGGTATACAGTGATAGCGTTGTCCAAGACTGAGGATGATGCTAAGGAGCTGGTGCGCCGTGTTGAGTTTATCCTGCGCCATCTTCCCCCTTGGATGGTACAGGAGCGTGTAAGTGCCAAAAAGAGGCGGTTACAGCAGTTTATCGGGCCAACATGGGAGTCAACTACGCAGATAGTTACTATCCATCACCCGGGGCATGAGGCGGCTACGATTAAGAGCATGACGTCAGCGCCGGGATCGGGCCGTTCATTGACGGCTAACCTGCTCATACTGGATGAATGGGCCTTCCAGCAATGGGCGGATGAGATTTGGAGCAGTACATATCCCACGGTTAACCGTCCGACCGGTGGCCAGGTGATAGGGCTGTCCACAAACAAACGTGGCAGCCTGTTTGAAAGTATATGGACAGCCTCTGTGAAGGGGCTTAACTCCTTCGCCAGGGTATTTCTACCCTGGTGGACGGATCCCCGGCGTACCAAGGAGTGGTACGAGCAGACCAAGCGGGATCTGCCTAACTCATATCTTCAGGAGTACCCGGCCACACCGGAGGAGGCCCTCTCGGCCGGTGAGGGTACTGCATTCCCGGAGTTTTCGTCGGAGATACACGTCTGCCGGCCATTCGAGATACCTCCCTGGTGGCGTCGGTGGAGGGGGAACGACCCGGGCTATGCCGACCCCTTCGCCTGGTACTGGCTGGCGGTATCACCGGATGGCATTGTCTATTGCTATCGTGAGTATACCCGCGATCCTAAGGATCCCAGGGTGACGTACTCAGATCAGGCCAGGGAGGTTATGCGGCTGTCCAAGAATGAGGATATATCCTTTACGGTAGTAGGCCGGGATGCCTGGAACCGTGTGGGACGGGGCTTTTCCACGGGCAAGAACCCCAGCGATGGAAAGTCTATCGTGGACTGCTACATCGAGGGCGGCCTAACCGGCTGTATACCACCTCCCACGGAGCAAAACGTGGCGCGAAAGGCACGGAAAGCCGTCCTGCATGAGTACCTGAAGCCTTTTGAAGACGAACGGACGGGCAGGACTATAGCCAAGTTGCAGATATTTTCCACCTGTACGAGGCTAATTGAAGCGCTTCCAAACCTTGTGGTTGACGATAAGGATGCCGAAAAAGTATCGGAAGAACCGCATATCTACACCAACCCCTATGACGCTATTGGGTACGCTTTGGTTGCTTGGCATGTCCGCCACTCCAAACCGCCGGAGCCGGAGAAAACGGAGTTTCAGCGGGATAAGGAACGGCTGGCAAGGCTGAGGAAACGTAGGAAAAGGATTGTATAAGAGAAGGAGGGCTTCTATGAGTACAACACAATTCATCAAAAACCCGTTTACATCTCGCTTCTGTGAGATGATGAACACCCCTGGAACCCATGACAGGCAGATAGCCACATACCTGATAGGCCAGCCGAATCCCGCAAGTATCGCTAATCCGGGCTTTTTAGCCGTCTGCGACGGCTGCGCGAAGTCTATTGTAGAGAAAATACCGGATGAATTGCTGCCGCATGTGCCGGTAGAACGCCTTTTTGCAGATTTAACACCCGAACAGAAGCTGCAAAAGGTTGCGGGGATCATCCAAAACGACACGGAACTGGTGGAAATTCTAGCTTCCAGGATGCACGGCATTTGGGCAGGTTGGGCCAGGTGGATGATTGACAAGCACGACGACAAGATGATCGAGCGCTGGGAGCGGCAGATTGCCAAACCCTACGAAAAACTGACGGAAAAAGAGAAGGATTCGGATAGGAGAGAGATCTGGAGGCTACTCGGTGATGATTGAGGTCGCTATTTTGGGCTGCGTTATGAGTGCCGCACTCATTTTCCAGGCATATCGCCACGAGAAAGAACGTAGGGACCTCCTGAACCGGATCATGGCCCGTGATTATGCGGAATACCAGGCCATGAAAGGCAGGCCACCTCCGAAAAGTACCAATTTTATTAAGAAAAAGCAGGCAGAGGCGGTGAACGAGGATTTTCGAGGGACTCAAAGTGGCAATTAATAGCATAGGCGGTAGGGTTTTTGGCCAAAAAGGTGAGCCTGGGCAGCCGGAAATACAGAAACCCATCGACGAGAGGGCCTTGATTGACCTTGTTGACCGCGAGTTTAAACGCCGGCAGGAGGAAAGGCGTCCCCATGAGTTGCAGTGGCGGCTGAACCAGGCGTTCTATGAGGGCAACCAGTACGTTGACATTAACACCGGCAGCATGAACCTTGAAGAGATGCCGCTTATGTATGAGTGGCAGGAGCGTGAGGTATTCAACCATATCGCACCAAACATAGACACCCGCATATCGAAGCTGAAACGGGTGCAGCCGCTTTTAAAAGTCAAACCAGGGACATCTGAACAGGCGGACTTGCACGCGGCCAAGGTTGGCACTATGCTCCTGAAGAACAACTTCGCAGAACAGGCATGGCGCGATAAGTTTTCCGAAGAACTAGCCTGGATGGAAGTGTGCGGCACTGTCCTTGAAAAACGGGTATGGAACCCGAACAAAGGACCTGTTATAGGCATCATGCAGGATCCCGAGACGGGCGAGACGGTGGAAATCCGCGAGGGTGATAGTGAGACTATTGTCGTACCTCCCCAGGAGTTTTATCCTGACTCAAGCTGGCGCAATGACGTTGATTCCTGCCGGAGCATTATCCATGCTAAGGCCATGCACATAGACACCATTTTCGAGACATGGGGTGTCCGCGTGGTTGCTGAAAAGGCCGAGGCTGAACGCTACCAAAAGACGATGACAGGCTTAGGCGGCCTCGGGTACGGGCAAGGAGGCTTTCGACTCCAGAATGTTAAGTTGGAGGATCACGCAATTGTAAAGGAGTATTGGGAACTGCCCACCAGGGAACACCCGCAGGGGCGCTTGATTATCATTGCCAACGGAAAGCTTTTACATGCTGGGCCGATGCCCTTTCATGTTGGCGAGGACGGAACACCCGGCTATCCGTTTGTCAGGCTTATCTGCCTCCAGCGGCCCGGCTGCTTCTGGGGTAAGGCCGTTTTAGAGCGCCTGATACCAATACAGCGGCGCTACAATGCCCTACGGAACCGCAAAGCAGAGTACCTGAACCGGACCGCTATAGGACAGTGGCTGGTTGAGGAAGATTCGATAGACATTGTCTCGCTTGAGAATGAGGCGGCAAGTCCAGGGGCGATACACGTCTACAGGAAAGGGTTTACAGCACCCATGCAGGTGCAGAACCCGCCGTTGCCAAACGCCTTCGAGACGGAGGAACATACGCTTCTAACCGAGTTTTCCATCCTTTCCGGTGTATCCGAGATTTCCAGGGATTCATCAGTGCCACCTGGCGTGAACTCCGGTGTTGCCATCGGACTCTTACAGGAACAGGACGATACCCGCATATCGAACACGGCAGAGAATATTGAAAGGTTCTTGATTCAGGCCGGCAAAGTCCAACTGCGCCTTTACAAACAGTTTGTCCAGGCCCCGAGGACGCTTAACGCCGTTGGCCGCAACAACGTGGTTGAGGTTATTGACTGGGTTGGTTCTGACCTATCGAGTGACGATATTATCCTTGACACCACTTCGGCACTTGCCGAGAGTCCGTCCAGCAAGCGCCAGATGGTGTTTGACCTGCTCAAGACTGGGCTTCTTAACGACCCTGAGACGGGCAAGATCACGCGTGAGATCCGTTCCAAGGTGTTCGAGATGATCGAGATGGGCGAATGGGAGTCTGCGGACGACGAGGATCAACTGCATATGTCCCGCGCAGAACGCGAGAACATGGCCATGGAACAGGGGCAAATGCCACCTGTTGTGTCTTACGATGACCATGTTATTCATATCAAGCGGCATAACAACTACCGCCTGACTACGGACTTTGAGCAACTCCGGGCACAGAATCCGGCATTAGAATATGGGTTTGACATGCACGTCAACATGCACCTTATGTATATACAGCAGGCGGCAATGGCGCAGATGCAGCAGCAGTTAGCCACGGCAGGACAGCAGGATAACAATTCAGGTGGCGAATCTGTCGCCTAAGAGAGGGGAGGATGAGATGGTAAGACAACAGGCAATGCACCCGATATTAGGAGCATTACAGGATGTACCTAACCATGCTAAGTCAGGGTAATGTAGTGCCAGGCCCAAGCGGAGCCTATGCAGCCCCGTCAAACTTCGGCGGAGGCCCGGAAAACTTCACGTTTGAAGATATGATGAAGCTGACTCAATGGTACAACCAAATATTAGGCAGGTAAAACCTCTTTGAAAGAGGTTTTTTTATTCCCAAAACACGGCGACAACCCTTGATACGGGCCGCCAATTAGGAGGTTTATATTCATGGAAGTCCCAGGAATGCAAGTTGATAACTCTGTACCAGCTAGCCCGGCACCAGCCGCGCCGGAACCGATAGCGGCAACTGCTCCAGCGCCTGAACCAGCGGCACAACCGCAGGCGCAAACGGGAGTAAGGGATATTAATGTACTCAATGCAATACTGGACGGAGCCGACCCCTCAACGCTGTCCGGAGGGCAAATAGGGCAGCCGCCAGCGGCAGCGACACCGCCGCTTGAGGAAGGAGAGCCGCAGGAACCGGAGTTCCAGATTCCCGATAAGTTTAAAAACCCGGACGGAACACCGAATATAGCTGCAATGGCGAAGTCCTACGTGGAGCTTGAGAAGGTATTAGGCGAGCAGGGCAATAAACTGGGGCAGTTCTCTAGGATTGCCCAGGAAAACCAAATGCTCAAAACCTATATCTTACAGGCACAGGCACAGCAGCAACAGCAGCAGCAGGCTCAACAGCCGCAGTCCCCGCCGCAACCAGAACCAAAGTTCCCCTGGGAAGTGGAAATGACACCGGAGGAACGCGAGAAGTTCCACGAAGAGTTTCTCGAAGATCCCGTGGCTGCATTAACCAAGCGGGATCAGCAGACGGTTCAAGCCATCGAGTACAAGTTCCAGAAGATGCTAGAACAGGTAGTCAACCCCCTTACGCCTATCATCCAGGAACATCAGTTCCGGCAGGAGGTTCAAAACTACACTAACCGGCTTATGGCTTTAGCTGAACAGAACCCCGATATTTATGAGGTTAAGCCCACAATGGAGGTCATTGCCGGGATGCTCGGCAAAGAAGCGCTGAGGGCTATGGAACAATCAGGCCAAGACCCCTTACAGGTTGTCTATGAGGCCGCAAAAAAGCTTCATAAACCTGCTCAGGCTGCTCCGCCATCACCGGAGCAGTTACTGTCTGATCAGAATTTCAGGCAGCAGATTATCCAAAATCCAGATATCAAAAACGAAATCCTGAAAAGCCATATACAAAGCGTCCAGCAGAACAAACCGCCCCAGTTGTTAGGATCACAACCAGGCGGGACACCGGCGGCAACTCCGCCGATTGCGCCTAAAAACGTCAGGGAGGCAGGTGCTGTGCTGAGACGCCAGCTTGGCTTGTAGGGAGTCATAGGAGGTATAAAAAATGTCAGACACCCCACTTAGCATGACAACAATCGCCAATGCTCTAAAGTATTGGTACCTACCGGCGCTAACCTATCAGCTCAACGAGCAGGCCAGCGTTTTTTTAACTCAACTCGAACGTGACCAGGAGCACGTGGAGGGCTACAAAATCAAAATGGCGCTGTCCTACGGCGTAACCGGCGGCATCGGCAACCGTTCCGATACCGGTACCCTGCCCACCGTCAATCCGCGCAAGTTCGTACAGGCAGAATGGGAAACCAAGAACATCTTCGCCAAGATCCAGGTATCTGACAAGGCTATCCAGGCTTCCCGGTCTGACAGGGCTGCTTTCATCCGGGCGCTTACCCACGACCTGGAGAAAGCCGAGCGTGACGCCAAGAAGGACCTTTCCCGCCAGGTTATGGGTGACGGGACAGGCAAACTCGCAACCGTTATGGAGGTATCTACGAACGCCAACACCCATACCTGCACCCTTGACAGTGCGAAATGGTTTGCCGAGGGTATGCTGATCGATGTCTATACCGGCAGCACCAAGGACACTTCAGAGGCTGAGGTTACCGTTGTGGACAAGGAAAACAACCAGATCGTCTTTGTTTCCTCGACAGCTCCGGAAGCCAACGATGTCATTTATGTTGCAGGCAACAAAGATCTGGAGCTTACCGGGGTTGCCGCTGTAATGACTGCGGATAACTCACTGTACGGCATCAACCGGGCCAACAACAAGTGGTTTAACCCGACGATCCTCGCCGTCAACGCTGAAATCTCCGAAATTAAAATTCAGGAAGGCATTGACATCGCCGAGGACGAGGTTGGTAATACCATCAACTTCCTAATCTGCGAGAAAGGTGTCCGCAGGGCCTACAGGAACCTGCTGGCCGCACAGAAACAAATAGTCAATACCATCGAAATGAAGGGCGGCTTCAAGGCTGACAGCTTCAATGGCATTCCGCTGACCGCCGACCGCTACTGTGCCAACGGAGAGCTTCTCGCACTCTCCCTGGAGGATTGGAAGCTCTACGAGATGGCCGACTGGGGCTGGATGGACGAGGACGGGAGCATCCTTTTCCGCAGGGGCAATACCCCTGTTTACGATGCCACCCTGCGTAAATACTGCGACCTCGGCTGTGCCAGGCCCAAGGGCCAGGTGAAGTTCACCGGGATAACACGTCACTAATCAACAAGGAGGGGGATTAAAGCCCCCTCCACTTTTATTGGAGGTGCTTTTTTATGGCTGCTGATGTTACAATCGTAAGCCGCCTTCGCATGGGTACAAGACGCGGGGCGCTTGTTGATATTACTTTCAGTGATTCTTACCCAGCCGGAGGCGAGGAAGTGACCTTACCTCTGGCTGCCGTAGAGGAAATCCTGTTCTCCCAAAAGTCAGGTTACCTTTTCGAGTATGACAGGGATGTTGGCAAGATCAAGGTTTATACGCCTTTCGGTACGGCTTCAA